AATTCCATGTTTTTCCTTTTTATACGTATTTATTGAATTGGTCCTTCAACTAGACCCTCTTTAACAAGTTTTTTTCTATTTTTAATGTGTTGTTCGTGTATATCTTCTTTAGCACCACCAAAATAAGCCACGGCATGACCCTCTTTACAAAGTATAGTTGCACATATACGTCCATCTTCAGTTTTAAAATCACCTAGGATACGTCCAAACTTACCCTTCATATCTTCACCTTTTTTGCTTACTTGTGTTTTTAAAATAGCAGTCTCACCTAATAACTCTTGTAATCTACTTTTAGCCGCTAATCCAAATTTCTTTTCTATGTCATTGCTTGTTCTTGATTCGGGTGTGTCTATTCCCATAATTCTAACACGTTCATTGTGTATCCACGTACCAAAACCTAAGTCGATATCAACATCAACAGTATCACCGTCAATTACTTTTAACACTTTACATCTATATTCGTACATTATTCTTCCCTTATAATGTATTTGATTGGTTGATCTGATTTAACAACAACGTGTTTTTCAGTTTCCATGTTTTTAAATGTAATATGGTTAGGTTTAACTTCTTTAAATTTACGAACTTTTAATGTAGTTTCACTTCCTTCAAACCAATAAGTCAGTTCTGCAGGGTAACCGACAATCCAATACCATATGTTAGTTAGAATTCTCATCTGTCTCGTAATATTTTTTGTATTCTTCTAGTAAGTTGTTTGTTTCTTGTAATTTTTGTCTTATTTGTGCAAAGTTTTTCGAAAGTATTTGATAATCTTTATCAGTTACACCAAATAGCACAGGATCTATTCCTGCCGCTTCTAATTTAGCAAATACTTCTTGTGCGTTTTCACTTGTAATAATAATCCATTTAATTTCTTCTAGTTGTAATGCAGTAGGCATTGGATAATCTAATTTTTCTCTTGGTTTTTCAACTGAGAATATTTTTATTTTCTTTTCTCCACCAATTGAACAACCAGTAAGGAAAATAATTAATGTTATGGCAAGTATTTTATTGATATGGTACATATGAAGGATTTGCCAAACTTGGGCACATCGTGTTTATCTCCGATTTCTTTGTTGCTTTCAATTCTGCTTCTGTTCTCTCCGCACCACTGGCTAGTTCAATACATCTTGTCGCCTCAGCGGAACCTTTGTTTATAATTCTTTCAACTGCTTCTGTTCTGTCTATTGCAAGTTTACCTACATCTCTATTTTTTTTGGTAAATCTTTTATCTAAATCTTCTAAATCTTTTTTAAATGTTTGTATTAAGACATTTAATTTTTTATTACTTTCTAGTATTGCTTCAAAATCTGCTTTTTGTTGTTCTAGAACTTTGTTCTGTTCTGTAATAGCAGTTTCTAATTGTATTTGATTTGCTTTAAGTGTGGCATTGTCTGCTCTCAATTTGAAAACATACATACCTGCACCTGCTATACCCATAATGATAATTAGGGTAAAAATCATTCTAATTTGTCCAAACATAATGTATGTATTTATTGAATTAAACCAGGCTTGTAAACTGTTTTACCATTTTCTTTCATCGCTGTTAATGATGCGTTGCGATTGTCTTCTGTTTTATAACTAACATGAATCCAACCAGAATCTGGTATGCCTGGTGTGTAAAATTCCAAAATTAATTGGTCAAAATCAAGGTTATCTTCAATCCATTTGGCAACATCATAGTTTGGAGTGCCTGGACATTCTATATCTACTGCTTGTCCTTTACAATGTTGTGAAGTATTTGAACCACCAATTGCATAGTTTAAATCACCACTTCTGTATCCCGAATTAATTACTGTTACTCCAAAGTTATCTCTAACAGGTTGTACTACATTTTCAAATAATGCTTTTGCATTTTCTAAATGTCCTTCAACAGGAGTATTATCAATGCCTCTTCGTTCAGCAGTTTGACTTTTAGTAAATTCTTGTAGTGTGAAATTTTCGCTTAATCTTACCATCCACTTTTACTTAACAAAGCCGACTCTCGGCCTTTAGAAAAAATGAATCTGTCTTCTGTAGTTTTGGTAATTTGATATGGTCCAAAATATTTTGTGAGGTAGATACACTCACTCATTGCTTCTTGATCTATTTTAAATGCTTTTACTTCGTTTATTATCATTTGTGTATCACCAAATGCGTGTAATTCAAATTTAAGTGTCTCTGCATTTTGTTTTTTTATGTCAACAATATTATTATCTAACTTGAATTCCATCATATTAAACTTATCAAAGAAGTCTTTTACTTCACCTAATCTTAATGAATTAATTTTTTGTGTGTATGCTATTGGTGTTCTTGGTAATACATCTGCTAGATTCTTTGCTGATGCTTCAAATGGTACACCTCTTTTATGATATGTAAAATCGAACGTCTCAATATTAGTTAATTTTTTAAGGTCTTCTAAAAATTTATAAATGTGTCGATCAACTTTTTCATCTCTTTGAAACTCAACAAATACTCTATGTTTGCCATCTGCCATTGTGCCTGGCGTAGCATCTGCATCTAATACTTCTTTGTATCCAGTTTCAGCGAAACGTTCTAAATCTTTTGCTGGTGCTAAACCATCAACAACAAATGCAAGAACCATAATGTTCCTGTCATCGCCCATTTTTGATTTATATTGATCTACTGAGAACGTTTTTGAAACAACGCCTTCTAAATCGCCAGCTTTTAATCCTTCATTAAATTGTTGCATCTAAACTATTTAGGTCCCCTGCACCCATATCAGATTCGTCTTGACTATCAATCTCGTCTTTGCCATGTTTAAAATTACCAATTAATTCTTTTGGCATTCTAATCTCTACTACCCAAATATCGTGGCCATCAATTTTACCTTTAGTTGTACCAGGTCTATAATCTTCTGGAGACTTTATTTCTCTTGGTTTTAGTAATTCGTCTTTTGCATATGTAACTTTACAACCTCTGTCTAACAATCGTTTACCGCCTGATGGATCTGGCATTTTATCAGCAGGCCACATAAATGAACAAGTTACAAAATGTCTTGAATCAACTGGTCCTGATAGTAATTCACCATCTTCCCAATTTTGAAAAACATACACATCTAACTCGTCTAAAACTCTTTCAAAATCTTTTAAAATTGTTAAAGTAGGTCCTACTGCGTATAAAGACTGTACGTTACGGATTATATCTAATACATCATGCATAATGCTACTATTTAGCGATTAGACTATGACTCAACAAAGGTATTAATTGCTTCGGCATACCACTTTTTATAGTGGTCTAGAATACGTGAATAGGGTATATTATCTCTTTCTGCAACTGGTATGCCAGGCAGATCGTTCTTAATAATTTCCTCATTTACAAGATCTAACACCACAGTGTATTCTAACATTTTTCCAGGACCAATTTTCTTTTTGGATAGTTCTACAAATTCGTCAAACTTTTTATCCGGCTTAATAATATATTTTACACAGAAAAATCGTTTTTTATTGTGTTTCTTACCCATTGCTTAATCTTGCTAATTTAATCATAACACTTGCTAAATTTATTTCAGGATCAGCAACAAATGAATGATCTACTAATCCCTGCTTAATAATTAGCACTGCTTTGTCTTGTAGCTCATCTTCTTTGGATATAATTTCCAAATTGTCATATAGCCATCTATATATTTCTTCACATTCTTCAGGTCTAGCTTGACTACATACTAATTTTCTTGCTTCTTGTATTTTGCCTTGTTTAAATAATTCAACCATTTGTAGTCTATAATCTTGTTGTCCTGAATCTCCAGATTGTGGTGGCATAAGTTTGCCATCTCTGCAATTTTGCTGTATCATATTAATACATTTTCTTAAATCAGGATATGTTGCTTTTACATAAGTGTCTAGAGTTTCAATGTCTTGTTCAGTTTGTTCAGAAATTAATATTTCTGCTACCCTTGCTGTAAATTCTGTTTTGTCAATTACTTCCATATGGAAACCTTGACATCTACTATGAAGTGCCGGAATAATTCTATTTGGATAATTGCAAGTTATTATAAATCTTGCTGAAGTATGATATGTTTCCATTACACCACGTAATGCCGCTTGTCCATTTGGACTCATATAGTCTGCTTCATCAAGTAATACATATTTGTAATCACCAAATGGCATAATTTGTACAAAGTTATTAATTTTTTCTCTAACAGTATCTACAGAATTTTCTCTAGAAGCATTTATTTCTAATATATCATAACCACTTACTTCAAGTTCGTTAAACAATACTTTTGCAAGTGTAGTTTTACCAACACCAGGTGCACCACTTAATAATAAATGTGGAATTGCTTTATCATTTATCCAAGATTGTATTTGTTGTCGTTGTGCGTCATCACGAACAACATATTCTTTTAATGTTTTTGGTCTATACTTCTCTACCCAAAGTTCTTTCATATAGTAATAATATATAAATTATTGTTAATTGTCAATTTTTGTAGAATGCCCATTCTCCTATAATTTCACTGCATTCTAATTTAAATCCATATTGACGATCGATATCTCGTAAAATTTTATTTGCTTTAGCCATGCTTAATCCTATATCTGCTGGTAATGGTAGTGCTTCGATTTCTTTTTCTTTCATTGCTTTTGCCGCCTGTACTCTATGCCATCCATCTGTTAATAGAAAGTAACCAGAATCTTTTATAGGTGTTACAAGTATTGGATCCAACGGCTCTGATTGTTTTTTTAGTTTGTTTATCCAACCTCTTTTTTCTTTGTTGAGTGGTCGTTTTGCACCCAACCCTAGTTCGGCCATTGTGACAAGTTTGTCTATAGGCACAAACATTCTTTTAAGTTTAATTTTTTTAGTCATTGCCAGGAAGTTTAGTCATCTGTTGAGCACCACCCATGTTGACGTACCCGGCTTGTTTTCTATTTTGTTCTGGTTCTTCGTCTGATAAAAGTAAAATGTCGTTTTCATCAATCATTCTTACTTCTAATTCAGTTCCATCTTTTTTAACTTTTAATGCTCGAGACCATCTACCATGTGAAACCATAACCCATTGTCCAATTTTTACATCTTCTTGTTGATTTCCAATAGCATAAACTTTTGCCCATCTAGGATGAATACCTGATTGTGATCCATCGTCATCTACAAGTATAATACCACCTGCAGATTTTGTTTCACCAAAGTGCATATCAGATACTAATACTCTTTTTTTAAGTGGAGTGATATCATGATCAACGGTGTATTGTTTACCACCATGTGATCCAAATCCTTTTGCTTGTAAGTCTTCTATTTGTGACATATAGAAGTATTATATAAGATTTATTCTAATCCGTCAAGTGCGGCGTCAATACCTTTTTTCTCAGTGGGAGTTTTTGGTTTAAATGCTTCTACTGGTTTAGCAGTAGGTTTTGATTCCACTGGAGTCATTTTTTGTACTGGTGTTGGAGGTGTTTTTCTTGGAGGTGTAGGTTTTGCTCTAGCTGGGGTATCGTCAACCTTACCTTTTGGTTGTTCGTAATATTTTTGCATTACTTCTGCTTTTGATGTTGTAATTTGTCCATGTGGTCCTAATACATCACCTCTAGCATTGACATTCATATTACCAACGGCTCTAACTGTTTCGTTTGCCGTTCGTAATTTTTCAATGTCTACCATACGTCCTTGCATGGTTCTATACATTCTTTTTCTCGGTGCTCTTGCTACCATTATATGCTCCTATAATATATTACTTATCATCTTAAAAATTCAGCGATATTTAAGTTGTATTGCAATGGATTTATCTTATGTACGCCAATTAAAAATAAACAAAAACTAGCCACACTACTACCTCTACCCACACCCCATACTATGTTATTTTCTCGTAATGTATCTATAAAGTAGATTAAAAATTGTAATACTTTTATAAAGTTTTTCTTTTCAAATAACAAATATTCTTGTTCTACTCTTTTTTTCTCAAAATCATTTTGACATTTGTCTAATAACCATTGCAATACATTTAGTTCATAATACTTCTGTGGCATGTGCCAATTAGCAATATTTGTCGCATCAACTTTTGCTGGAGTAGGTCGTTTTGGTACAGTTTGTAATTGTTGTAGATCTATTCCGGTATTTTTTATGCTGTTATTGTATTGTTCCGTGTCTTCAAAGAATAATTTTGATATATCGAAGTCTGGATTAGTATAGAGTGAATCTATTGCATCTTCTTCTGTAAAGATACAATCACCTGTTTCATTTATTTTTATCTTTTCCACCATCTAAAACCTTTGGATTAAACTCAAATATTTTAGCATGGGTTTCGTGCTTCTTGTCAACTGGTATTTTATTATTCCAACTAAAGTGTCCTGTGTATATGCCTTTATCAAGTTCTCTATCATATGTTGCCGTGTCTGCCCTTAACCACCATGGATCAAAACCTTCATATTTTTTTGAAAACCAATCAGGTGTATCTAATAGTATAAGTTCTTTACTATCTTTGTCAACCGAATATGTAATACCATCCCCTTGCCAACTAGAAAGTTCTAATTTATTCACTACAATTACAGAATCTAAAATTGCATTTGCTTTGCAGAAGCATACCGCCGTCATGATTTGATCATATGGTGGCTTTGGTAATTCTATAAATCTATTGTTAGATGATTTTTGTAAAGTATGGTAAAGAGGTTCATCTTTCCATGTAGTAATCGTATTCGCCATTACCATTTCAAAGAGATTTTTTAATCTATCAAAATATTCTGTTTGTTCTTTTAAGTTTGCAGTATAGGGTGTTATAAAAAGTTTAATATGATATTCATTTGCGAATAATTCACCGTCTACAATAATAATTGATTTAAATTTTGTTTTCCAACTGAATGAGTGTGCCATCAAACTTACTTACTATTCAATATTGATTAAATCACCTAAATCTGGTTCGCCTCTTGCTTTTTTAAAGTCTTTGTGCCATTGTTCAAGTCTTCTTTGTCTAATAGCATCTTGATAAGTTCCAAGTGCGTGTTGTAGTTTTTGTAACATGTCTGGATTTCTGCCTCGTCTAGCAATAGCAACTTTTCTAGAAAGTTCTTTTATTCTTTTGGAGATATCTTCTTCAGATAAATTTCCGATTTCTTCTTGTAATGGATGAAAATACATTACTACCTCCTATTAGATGTAGTTGTTACCTAATTGGTTCATTAAAATTGTTGTACCTGCATCTGGAGTTGTAAACTCGTAAACATATCTTCCAGATGTTGGACAAGTTATTGTATTAGAAGAGCCATCTCCACCCAATACTAAACCGGATACTAATACAGCAGTTGGAATTGTAATTGTGTGTGCCGTAGATGCAAACGTAATATCTAATACAATTCTACCCAGTGTTGCTGTAGCAGGCCAATTAGTGAATGTCAAAGTAATTGAAGCATTAGACGTTATAGTTTGGTAATGTCCGTTTGCGTGATTTAAAACAATTGCACCACCATCTGTACCATGTGCGTATATTGTTTCTGATGTATCTTTAAATTTTGCTCTAGTAACTTCATTATCCGTAAAGTCACTTGAAGCGTTTAAGTTTGCTTTGTTTGTTTGTAATGCTTCTATTTCTGTTACGGCTTCTGTAAAATTGTTTTTAATTGCACTAAAATTATCTCTAAATCCTTGTGAACTGTTATCCTGTCCTGCTTTAGGATAAGTGCCGTCTACGTTACCTGGTACTATATTACTTGCCATTAAAATATTCCTTTGTTTCTAAATTTAAGATATTTATCGTTAGCTCTTTCGACAGTTATAATAGCACCGTTTGATGGTGTTTCTTTGGTAAAATTAATTGTAGTTTTACTAGTTGAAGTGTTATGAGTAAGTTCAATGCCATACTCATGATCTGCAGATCTTAATTCACCATCAGCAGTCAAATATGTCGGAGTTAGGTTGTTGTCTGCTGTTACTCCGTCCCCAACATAAACAATATTACTGCCTTCTTTAACTAAAATGTCTTGTTCGTGTACAATTTCATCTAGTTGGAATGTAGTTGTAGACCCGTCTGCTGTGAATTTAGCAGGTGTAACTTTGCTTTTGTTAATTTGATATCTGTCTACAATAAAGTCAATATTTCTAAAAATTAAGCCTTTATCTGAAATCCTTTTCTTTAATAAAGCAGATGTGCCTGCTTTGCAATAACATATAGGTACTGCTAATACAAACCCTAATGGTGCTAGGTCACCTGATTGTGTTGTTTTCATCCATAAAGGCAAATGGTCCCATTCTTTATGTCCTAAAGTTTTCATTCTACTTCTCATATTTGCAACTGCATTTGGATAAAGTGTTGCCATATAATCTAAATCTGCTGAAATTTGACCAGCATATGGAACTTTAGAGCCAGACGTGCTAAATGAAAGACCACTAGAAGTTGTAATATTAAAATCATCCATATCAGTAGTTAAATTAACTGTTCCTGCTCTTGGACCTAACATAGGTTTTGCAACATCCGTTCTTAATGAAACCGATGAACTAATTGCTGTACCATCTTTATTAACAAGTTTGTCTTTCATATCAATATAAACAACTTCATATTTTATAACATCGTTTTCTTTTGCAACCGCTGTTTTTAAATCTCCAAAGTATAAAGTTTTTGGAGCATGATTTTGTTCCATTTGTTGTTGGAATGCTGTAAGTGTTTGTGCTTGTAATCCTGCCATCATTAACATTTCAGGATTTAGTTTCATTCCAAAATTATTATCCTCTGGTCTGTAAATATATTCAGGCGAATTAATATTTGGATCTTGTGCTATTGTAAAAAATATATTTTGGTCAATAAATGAAGTTGAATGTCCAGTCATGTTGCCATATTCAATAGTAGTATATGGTATGTCTATGTTTAATGTAAATTCTTTTGATGTTGCCGCTGACTGATATTGGTCACTAACCGTAACTGTAAATGTATATGCTCTAGTTGAATCAGTAAAGTCGCTTGGGTCAATTGTTCCTATTAAATTTCCATGTGGTGATAAAGTTATTCCTGTTGGCAATGATCCAGATGTTACACTATAAGTTAAAACTCGATTTGTTTCTTCTGCTACTGCTGAAATTGATAATATACTTGGAATATCTGCCGTTAATGTACCAATGATTGCTGGAGTTGTAAATGCAATTCCAATATCAATTTCACCAATTACTTTCATTGTGAATATTTGATCAGTAAATACATTTATTCCGGTTGCTACAACTCTGTTAGCTCTTATTGTAAATGTATAATTTGTTTCTACAGCGGCTTGTCTTGCCAATGTTCCATATATTTCTCCAGAATTAATATTAATTGATAAACCTGAAGGCATAGAACCTGATACAATAGAATATTCTAAATCTGCTTGTAGAGGATCAAAATCTTCAACGTCAATTTTTATAACAGTGGCGTTGTCATGTCTAAATGTTCCAAGGTCTGATGCTGTTTTGAAAATTGGTCTTCTATTAGCACTAAAATCAACTGTTAATGCTGAACCCCCAATTGTGTTCATATCAACTGTAATTTGATTATTAGAAACTCGCCAATAGTCTGCTGAATAAACAAATATTGAATTATTTTGATCGACATAACTTGTACTGTCTGAAACTCTTACAATAAAATCAAAATTTTTAGAAATACTTTTTGTTTTTACACTTGGATCAAAAATTTCTTGATCAGATGTGCCGAGATCATCTGTAGGATATGATTCATAGTCATATCCACCTCTTGCACCATATCGTTGATCTTCTGTAAGTTGTACTATACCAGATATTAATCCTGTTGATGACATAGTAACACCTGGCGGTAATTCTCCTTGCACAATTTCATAAACTAAAGTTTGTCCTGCTCTTGTATCTGTATCTGTTGCCGCAACCTGGAATGATAATGATGATCCATCTAATATCCAATATAATCCAACTCTTGTAGAATCATCTAATTGGAGTTGTCCTGATGTAGTTGTAAATGTTGGAGCATCAGCACCTTCGATATCTAAATAAAAAGTTCTGTCTGTAATTAGTGTACCAGCCGTGGCACGTACAACGAAGGTGTATCTAGTTCTTTTCGAAACCTCGGCTGGGATTCCAGTCAGTAAGCCTGTTGAAGTAAGTTCTAATCCTGAAGGTAGGCTCCCTGCAATTATGGAGTAAGTGATAGTCGTAGAATCGCTTGTATTCGCTTCTAATTGTAATGAATATGCGACTACTTCGTCGATAGACGCTAACTTACCTGCTGTGGTTGACCACACTGGTGTTGCCATTAAAACTTACTCCTTCGTCAGTATTTATTGTCTATTATTCAGTGTACGAATCCAATGTTCTAGATGCTGACGTAGGTTTTCGCGATCTATAGGATTTCTTTCACGTTTAAGTGCTTCTTGTATTCTAGTAATCTCTGATCGTGGAGATCTGTGTCTATTGTTTTTGTAATGTCTCTTCATTATAAGAGTTTATAAGTCTTGTTAAACTAGATAGTAGTATTATTATACAGTAGCACTAAATGGAGTTGCTGGATTAACACCTGTAAGACATCTCATAGTTCCTCTAACGTGCCATTGGTCAGCCGCTATATCAACTAGTTCAAGATAGTCACCTATTTGACCACCTGTTGTACCACCATTAAGTGTGATAGTATCAGTAGCCGCTACTGTTGGAAATGCTGTAACTGCCGTTGCGTCTTCATCTAGGTACAACATGATACCGTCGATAGTATTGTCGGAATCCGGTGCTTTGATTACATAGGTTGATGTATTCACTACAGTTACTATGAATTTGTATGTTGCACCAGAACCTGTTGCGTCTGGTAGTGTTAATGTAACTAGTGCATTACCACCAACTTCACCAAGTAATAATGTTCTACCTGCGTGTTCAATTGTTGTAATAGCATCAGTTGCCGCAAAAGTGTGTATTGCCGGTAAGAAAGATCCTGTTAACGTTACTTGTGAAGCAGTAGTTACTACTCCAGTACCGTTTGTTGCAAGAGTTAAATTTTCGTTAGTAACAACAGAAACAATTTGTGATCCAGCACCCATTTGTATTTCAGATCCAACAGCGATGTCTGATGCCGCTAATTCATTTGAAACTTGAATTACATTTCCACCTAATACAATATTTCCAGTACCATTTGGAGTAAGTGTTATACCACCATTTGAGTTTTGTGCCGAAATAGCGTTTCCATCTATTCTTAAATTATCAGCATTAAGTTGTCCTGTAACATCTACTGTACCTGTTACAGTTTGACCAATTGTAGTCATTGCATTTTGTATATCAATTGTGCCTGAACCATTTGCTGAAATTTCTAAAATAGCATTTGTGGCATTTGTTGTAATTTTGTTATCTTTTAATTGAACATAGTCAGCATTTAACGTACCAGTAATTGCGTGTGTACCTGTTGTAGTAATATCTGCTGTTGTTAGTGTTCCAGTTACACCTAATGAAGTTGAAAATGTTCCTGCTCCTGTAACTGCAAGTGTACTGCCATCAAACGTTAAATTTGATTCACCTTGAAATGCATTTGCACCTGTTACAGTTGTAACTTGATTGTTTGTTGAACCTGTTTGAACTGCTTTTAAGTCTGCATATGCTTTGATTGATTGTTGCGTAGCAAGTTGTGTTGCTGAATCAGAACCCATAGCATCTTCATCTAAAATACCTGTTACAGTTGCACCTGTTGCCAATGCTAAACTTGTATTAGACTTTAATGCTCCTGTTACATCTACTGCTTCTGCAATAGTAACTTTAGTTGAATCATCTGAACTAATTGTTGTTCCATGTACTCTTACTGCACCTACTATAACGTCACCAGTACCTGATGCTGATAATTCTAAATTAGAATTTGAATTTGATGCTGAAATTTTGTTATCATTAATTGTAATATCTGCAACATTGACACCACCTGTAGCATTTCCTTGAATAGTTACAGAACCGTTTGTAACTGTGCTTGTTAATGTTGTACCATCAATTTGTAATTGGTCTGCTTCAAACACACCAGTTACTTTTGTTTGGTCACCTGCACCATCACCTAGGTTAATATTCCCATTTGCAAAAATATTTCCTGTTGCTGTTAAATTTCCTGTAACATTAGTATTTGCTTCAAGTTCAACCGTACCTGTTCCGTTAGGAATAATTCTAATATTTTCGTTTGATCTTGCTGAAGTTATGTTAAAGCCGTTTATATCTAAATTACCACCTAATTGGGGTGATGTATCATCTAGTATATCATTTGCTTCAGCAGTATCGCCGTATAATTCTGAAAAGTTTGCATTTATTTTATTAAATGCTGTTCTTAATGGATCACCTGTGCCGTCATTTGCTGATGAACCTACGCCAATTGTTTGTTGTGCCATATTTTAAATCCTCTTTATGTGATTATTTATTAGAATTTTTATAAACCGAATGTAATTTTATACTTTGATTAACGTTTTAACAAACTTATATGTAACTGAATTATTAGATACAGGAATTATTAAAATTCTAAGATTACTACCACTAATATCTGCTGAATAAGTTGCTAATGATGAACCAGTTGAACTTACACCTGTTGTTGAGATATAAGCAGTTGTACCATTATGAGTTACGTAGATTTCATCAAGTGCATATCTACTGTTTGTTGCGTCTGTAATACTAACTTGATATTTCGCACTTCTATAAGTTGCATGAACAAAACTGTCTAATGGTTGTTGTCCAGATGAACCTGCGTGTGTTACTGTGCCATCTGATTGTGAAGAATTGTTTAATACTGTTAATCCAGTAATTGATGTTGCTGTTAGTGTTCCATTAACTTGCAAGTTGTCTGATATTGTTACAGAACTGGAATCTGTTGAAGATATTACGTTTGTATCAATTGTGTTTGCACTTAAAGTTCCAGAAACGTTTAATGCATCACTAATTTGTATTGCTGTTGAGTCATTAGAACTAATAGTATTTGTATCAATAGTGTCTACACTTAAAGTTCCAGATATATTTAAATTATCACTTACTAGTACAGCGGATGAATCGTCTGAAGAAATTGTATTAACTTGTAATGTTTCATTAATTTTAATTGAACTTGAATCATCAGCACTTAAAGTTGTACCATTAATTCTAATTGCACCTACAATAATGTTTCCTGTACCCGATGCTGATATAACTAAATCTTCATTTGATCTTATACCTTCAATATTGTTATCTCTAAATTGAATTCCTTCTAATTCTACAACACCTGTACCAGATGCTATTAATTTTAAGTTTGCATTTGAAGTATTTGTAGAAATTATATTTCCTGCAAGACTAATTTGACTTGTTATAGGAGATGCCTCATATAATTCTGTAAAGTTAGTATTTACAGAAATAAATGCTGATCTTAAATCATCACCTGTTCCGTCATTTGCATTATTACCTGTGTCTATGTTTATTCGAGCCATTGTTTATTATCCTGTACTGATTTTTAAGTCGTTTGTGCTTCTCCAAAGTTGTCCGGCAACACCAGGATCAGAAGTGGGTAAATTTGCCATTAAAACTTTTATTGTCTCTATAGATACGGCACCTGTACCATTAGCATCTAATTCTAAATCGGCATTACTTGCGCCTGAAGATATTTTATTACCACTAATTGTAATATCTACCCCGCCAGCTGAAGAACCTGTCCGAAACCCGAAATAATTACCAGCATTTGTGGAGAATAAAAGATGTTCTGAAGGTGACGATTGGGCCTGAATGACGTGGGCCCCTAGATTATCGGTTTGTCGAATTGCTACGATACCGTTGGTCCTAACACTGCCAGTAACTTGTAATGTTTCTGCTATTGTAATTTGAGATGAATCGTCTGAACTTATGTTAGTGCCACGTATTCGTATTGCACCTACTACAACATTACCTGTACCTGATGCTGATAATTCTAAATCAGAATTTGAATTTGATGCTGAAATTTTGTTATCATTAATTGTAATATCTGCAATATTGACACCACCTGTAGCATTTCCTTGAATAGTTACATCACCATTTGTTACTAAACTTGTAATTGCGGCATCAGTAATTTGTAATTGATCTACTTCAACAACACCAGTACCATTTGGTTGAATTCTAATATCACCGTTGGTTAATGCTGTTGTAATTAATCCTGTATCAGCATGAGTACCGTATAAATCAACAAAATTCGTATTGATCTTCGTCATTGCGGTACGTAAAGTATCGCCGGTTGCCGAATTTCCTTCTGTTCCTGTGTCTATGTTTAATCGTGCCATATTATTATAATACGTATTTATTAAATACTTATATGTTCATAGAAACGTTGAA